CGCTCAAGGTCGCGGCCCCGGCCGCAAAGTTGCCGCCGCTGGGCGCGGTGATCACGAAGCCGCCGGCCGCCGTGCCGGTCCAGGCGCCCGACCGCGTCATCACCCGCTTGACAGTCGCGGTGACGGCGCCCTGCGTCAGGGTCTCGCCGTCGAGAGGCGTCGCGGCGTTGCCGGCGCTGAAATCCACCAGATCGTAGAAGTTGACCTGCGTCCAGCCGCCGGTGGTCGCCTTGTAGAGATTGACCGCCGTGGCGCCGACATTGGCGCGGAAGGCATAGACATGATCGACGCCGGAGAATTCCATGCCGACCACGCCGAGGATCGCGCCGGAGCCCGGCACGGCCCCGATGAGCGCGCGATAGACATCGGCCGCTGCGGCCGTGTACTGCGCGATTGTCTTGGGCGAGAGCGCGACCGTCGGCGACACGGCGGTGCCGATCAGGGTAGCGCCAACCGAGACGGTGTGCGTCTGGTCAAAGGCGCCGGAGACCTGGGTGACCGCGACGTAGCTCGAACCCGCGACGTTGTTGATCGCGATGATCGTGCCCGTGGCACCGGATGTGGCTTGGGCCAGCGTCTGGCCGAGGGATGGCAGGTCCACGAAGCTCGCGATCTGCACCACCACGAAGCTCGCATTGCTGGGAGAGGGCCGGCCGTCGAAACGCTCGTAGCCCGGAATCCGGCCGTATCCGCCAGACTGGCTGCATTCGAAGTTGACGCCGTCGCGCAGCGCGCCGGGCTGCAGGCTGAGGCTGGGCGTCGTGAGGTCGAGGCCGCCGGGGTAGCTGACGCCCTGGCCGGTGACGCCACCGCCCAGGCGCGTGGTCCAGTCCTTGACCGGAGGCATGTTGATGCGGCCCATCGCACTCATGCCAGCGCTCCCGCGGCGAACAACTGCGGGCCGTACAGCGCTTCAAGCTCGTTGAACAGCGGGGCATACTGCTCGCGACCCCGCTGCACCACCTCAGGTGCAGCCTCGTAGCCGCCGTACTTGGAGATCAGCGCCTTGTAGACGATCAGCATGTGATAGCGCGCCGGCAGCAGGGCGGGCACGTCGGCATCAGCCGCCATCAGGGTCGGCGCGACGTAGTAGTCGGCCGTGATAGTATAGAGCGCATTGGGCGGCGGCCCGAGGCAGACCTCCATGTTGGGGCCGATCGCCACCACCACCGGCCGGGTCTGCACGTTGCGGTTGGCGCCCAGCATGTAGGCCTCGCGCCAAGCATCGAAGCCGATCACCTCCATCGGGATCTCGTTCGTGAAGCCCGCGGCCGTGGTGTAGTTGCGGAAGGTCTCGGGCGCCCACTTGCCGAAACTGTCGTCCGCGATGCCGACCTTGCCGGCACCAACACCCAGCGTGTAATAGGCGCGACCGGCCTCGGTCGTGAACGAGGCGCCGGCGTCCAGCAGCACGCTGGAGCGCATGAACCGCCATTCCTCGTGGGCGAGCTGGATCTCGTTCCACGCCTGGTTGATCCAGCCCGTCACGCGGGCCATCTCGCCGCTCGCTCCCACAACGGTGGAGAGCGTTCCCGAGATGCCGGCCTCGACGGCGAGGCTTTGCGAGAGCTGGAGGAAGTTCATGGTTCGACTTCGCTCAGTCAGAAATTCCGGCGAATTTGCTCGCGCAGCCATGCCGGGCCACGCGGGTTCTCGTCGCGAATCACGGTGAAGGAGTGCGCCATGCTGGTGGTGGGCACGACGATGTTGTTCTGGTGATCCTCGCGGCGCGGGTCGGCGTCGTGCTGGATGTTGGTGATCTTGGCGCGCGCCAGCACCTCGACGGCCGAGCGCCGCAGCGTCAGGTCTTCGTTCACCGGCAGGTAACCGCCATGACGCACGTGGAACATGCCATCGAGGCCTTTGACCTCTGCGGGACGACCGTTGACCCAGACCGGCACGAACTGCGCGGCGTTCTTTTCCGTGCTGGGGTTGATGCGGATCGTCACCTCCTCGGCGTAGAAGGCGAGCGCTGCGGCATAGTCGTGGTCGATGATGGACGGGTCGGCGAGCATGACATCGCCTTCGCGGTCGCGGGGCTTTGCCTTCGCGAGGTCGATCGGCTTCTGCTGTTCGACCTTGACGTCGCCGGGTTGAAGCGGCTCTCGGGGCATCGTTGTCTCCTTCAAAGGGCTGCTGCGCCATCACGGCGCGGCGTTGATGGAACGGGAGCCGTGAGGCCCCCGCCCCTGGTAGAAAGGTCAGCTGACCTGCGGCCTGTCGGGCAGACCCATCAAGTCGACGAAGGTGTAGGTGACGCCGGTGGCGCCCGAGAGATTCGAGCTGCCGAAGGTCCAGGCCGAGCCGGTCGAGCCGACCTGGATCACGATGTAGCCGATCGGGCAGAAGTCCGACGGGATCGCGCCGAACTGCGGCGCGTTGATGAACTTGCCGCTGCTGTCGAGCGCCTGGATAGAACCCTGCGCCACCTTGAGGTTGCCGGAGTGATCGAGGCCGACCAGAAAGACGCATCCCTGGTTGGCCTGCACCGCCGTGAAGGCGTTGCCGCTGTTGGCGTCGGTGGTCGGCGTCGCGGTGTTCGACAGCGCCGACTTCGAGTAGGCCTTGCCCTTGATCGAGTACAGGATGGTGCCCGTGCTCGAGAGCGTGGTGGTGGTGCCCGCAGCGAGAGCCACCTTGCTGGTGCACATCGTGACGGGCTGAGCTGCCTGGAAATCCATGTCGATTTGTCCTTGTCGAAAGAGGGAGGATCAGACTGCGCCAATCGTGCAGGCGGGATCGAAGCCGCCCGACGGACTGACGTAGACCGCGTTGGGAACCACCGTGGCGTCATCGAGGGCGGTCGTGCCGCCGACGAAGTTGCCGGTCCCGGTGGGGTTGATGATCACGAAACCGATCATCGTCTTCTTGACGGGGAACTGCGGGAACTGGACGGCCGCGAGGCTCGCTCCCGCCGTGCCCATCGCCGACGTGACGGTGCCGCCAGAGTCGACGAAGAAGCAGAAGACGTTGAAGGTCGCGTTCACGACGGTGCCCGAAAGCGCCGGCATGTCGGTCGAGGCGGCGATCTTTGCGAGAACGCCGTTGGCCACGTAGTAGAAGTCCGAGTTGCCGGTCTTCGGCACGGTGCCGCCGGCGCCGTGGATGACGAGGCCCGCGCCGTTGAGCGGCGTCGAGCTCTCGCGATCCCACAGCGGCAGCAACGCCTTGCGCAGGAACCAGCGCCGGCCGACATCGGTGATGCCTTCCAGCCACTGCGTGAGGGGTGCTCTGTTGCTCATGTCGATGATCCTTCTGGGTCAGGGATGAAGGATCAGTTCAGGACCTGGCTGCCGACGAAGCCGACGGCCATCCAGCCCTGGTTCTCGAGCATCACGGCCTTCCACCAGACCGTGCCGGCATAGCCGCGCTGGCCGAGCGGATCGGACTTCGACTTCTCGCCCGGCTCGAGGTAGGTCGGGTCGAGCGCGCCGAGACCCCTCACCGCGATCTGCGACCAGGCATCCTGGGCCGTCACGATGAACGGATAGACGTCGATGTTCGACCCCGAGGTCGAGGAGAGTCCGGTCGCGCCCACCGCCGCGCCGGCGTCCTGGATGGACGGCAGGTCGGGCGAGGTGATGAACCGGAAGCGCTCGCACTTGCCGACCTCGTTGGGCATCGGCGTGCCCGAGGCATACTTCTCGGCCGGCACGAAGTTCGGCAGGTCGCGAAGGTCGGGCTCGAGGTCGGTGTGGCAGTAGACGCAGTAGCCGCTGGCCACCGCATCGGTGCCGAAGTTCGCCGAAGCCTTCAGGACGTTGTTCACGGGCTTGCCGTGATTGGCCTGCAGGTTGCGGACGATCTTGCGCACCATGCCGAGGGTGATCGCGCCGTTGACGGTGGCGATCGACGTCCCGGTGCCGCCGAAGTACTGGTTCGTGCAGGCACGCAGCGCGCCCCACGCGATCAGCTCGTTGACCAGCGTCACGCGCTCGCCGATCTGCTCGATCATCGCCTTCGGGATGTCGTCCTCGTACAGTTCCGCCGTCTTGTCGGTGAAGCCGTAGAGGCAGCCGTACTGCTGGATCACCACGGTGATGTCGACCGGGGTGATGCTGTCCGGCGTGGGCGTCACGCCTTCGGCGATCTGGTGCGCCTGCACGATCGCATTGCCGCGGTCGCCAGCCCCGTTCGTGAAGAACTGGTTCTGGGTGTTGGCATTGGTCGCGGTGGCCCCGTAGGGCAGCCAGCGACGGGCGACATAGGTTTCGGACTGGTTCTTCGGCATCGGCACCTGGCGGCCGCCGCGGCCGAGCACTTCCATCGGCACGGCGTGCTTCAGGATCTGACCCTTGAACTTGTTGATACGGCCCTGGGTGAGGCCAAACGTCTGCATTGCCATTGACTAAGTTCCTTCTGCGGGATGCGGCGCCTCACGGCACTGCGTGTTTGGAAAAACGGATCAGCCTTCGACGAAACCCTCCATGAGCTCGTCGTTGGCCGTCTTGGGCGAGCGCACCGGTCCACCGTCGCCCTTCGGGAGCACTGCACCCGCGATGCGCGCGCGCCGATCGACCGGCTTGGCCGGCTGCGGTGCGGGAGCTGCGGGCTTGGGCGCCGTCTGCGACGCCTTGAACTGATCGATCGCACGGGTGATCACGCGCGCCGACCGGGTGGTATTGATCTTCTGCTGATAGGCGGCCGGCTGGGTGTCGAGCCACTTCCGGAACTCATTCGCCGGGTCGGCCTTCCAGTCGGCCGGCGCATTGTCTTCCGGTGCGCCCACGATCTTTCGCCAATCGGGGTACGTATCGACCAGTGCCGCCGTCTCGGTTGCCTCGATGACGGCGTCGATCTTCTTCTGGACAGCCTCCATGTCGGGCTCGGCCTTGACCGTTCCCGCCGGCTTCAGGTTCTTCAGCAGGCGCTGAAGCCCCGTCTTGGTGCTAGCGGCGAGCTCGGGATAGTCCTTCTCCAGCTCCGCGAAGACGTCGGGACCGATCTCGACGTCTCCGAGGCTCTGGCCGCCGGACAGGCGCTCGAGCTGTTGCTTCAGGTTGCCGATCGAGCCGAAGGCTTTCGACAGTTGCTGCTCGAGACCGGGCGTCTTGTCGGCGGCGGCCTGCAATGCGGCGAACTGGTCCTTCGTGATCTGGACGTACTCAGGCGTCGTGGGCTTGGGCTGGGCCGCGGGCTGCGGCTCGACCTTGGGCACGACGACCGGCTCCGGCTTCGCGGGTGCGGGCTCGGCGGCCGGCGCACCCTTCGGTGCGACGTCCTCGAAACCTGCTGCCAGATCGGCCTCGGCTGCTACTTCCGGATCTACTGACATGGTTGTCCTCTCATCCGGTGCGCGGCAACGCCGTGGCCGGAACTGTGCCGTCTGTCGGCGGCTGGTCTTCCCCGAGGCGGATCACCGCCTTGAGGCAAGCGATGTGGCCGCGCAGTTGCGCGGTCTGCATTTCGGACTGGGGCTTGTCATTCTGAGTGCGCAGCACGGCGAGACGCTCGGTGAAGTGCATCTCCATCCGCCGCCACAGTGCGCTGTTGCGCTCCTGAACGGTGAGCGCGAAGCCCTCGTCAACGCGGATGATGGGGTCGCTCATTGCGGTGCCCCCTGCTCGAATGCCCTGCCGTTACCAGCCCTCCCCGGGGTCTGGACCGGCGGTCGCATCGGCTGACGCTGCGGCCGCGGCTGACGGCGGTTCTTGTGCGCGTCAGCGGCGTTGTCCTGAGCGTTCAACTCCCGCTCGACGTTGAGCTTCATCGCCGTCTGGGCGAGGTCGGCCTTGACCTGCTCGACGGTAAGCCGGTGCTCCAGCGCGTATTGCAGGATCAGGAGATCTCGGCGCGTCGCCTGGTCGTGCAGCTCGATGGTGGCGTCGGTGGCGATCTTCTTCTCGTCGACGCCGGCCTTGACCTGATCGCTCTGGCCCTTGGCCTGCAGCGTGGCCTGCGTCGTGGCCTGGCGGCTCTGGGCGTTGATCTGCGCCACCTGCACCGCGGGTGCCACCGGCGGGGGCGCCTCGTCGCGCTTGTCCTGCTCTTCCTTGCTGAACTGCAGGTCCTCGGGGTTCAACCGCTTGGACTTCGCCATTTGCTTGAACCACTTGCGCGGATCGATGCCGAAGGGGTTGTTCGGGTTGTTGGCCCAGTTGCCGATCTGGATCAGCGTCTGGTCCTGGATGGCGCGCTCGACCAGCACCACGGAGCCGTGCGCGTCGATCTTGAACTCGCCCTTCTCCTCGTCCGGCACGTCCGGATCGAGCAGCAACCATTCGTAGAACTGCTGCACCAGCGGCTCGGTGACGTAGTCGTCGAAGGCGTAACCGACCGAGCGCAGAAGCTGGTTGGCGTTGCTGTCCTGAAGCTGAGTGGCGCCCAGCGTCTCGGGCGTCGTCGGGCCGGTCTGGCCCTGGGTGATGAGTGGAATAGAGGTCGACTCCTCGGCCAGCTTCAGCGCGTAGTTGATCACCGTCATCATCTCTTCGACGGTGTTCGGGATCTCGTGCAGCCCGAAGCAGTTCTGGACCGTGGCCTCGGCCACATCGTCGCCCGGTTTCAGCAGCCAGATCTTGTTCGGCACCAATGCCCATTTGCCATCGGCCGGCTTGATCGCGTTCTGGTTGATCACGATCTGCGCCCCAGCCGAGAGGCCGGCATTGTTCAGCATCGCGCGGGTCGCGGCGTTCAGCATCTTCTGCGCCACGAACAGCTGCTCGGCGACGCCGACGCCCGCCCAATAGCCCGAGCGGCGGCGCCACGGCATGGCGTGATAGGGGATTTCGCCGCTGTCGAGCGGGTTGATGACCGCGCGGATCACGCGGTCGTTGATCATGGTGACGATGACGTAGGCGTCGTGGCCGGCCTCATCGAGCGCGCCTTTCCTGGGCTTGCCCGCCGCCCGCTCGATCGCGTCGAGCTCGCGCGCCGAGATCGAGCCGTAGTAGTACCAGATCTCGTAACGGCCCTTGGTCTCCGCTGGCGTCTTGTCCTTGTTGCCATCATCGGCCGCGAGATAGGCCTTGTTCGGCCCTTCCTTCAGGATCGCATCGATCTGCTTGTTGATGTAGCCCGGCGTGCGCTTGAGCTTGCGGACCTGGCGCTCGCTGAGATGGTCGGCCTCGAACAGGTAATCGCCGTCGCCGATGTTCTCGCCGCAGGCCGGGTCGGGATAGACGTTCCACGGGTCGACCCATTTCGCGGCCGGGCTGATCTTCTCCTTGACCTCGATCTCGATGCCCGTCCCGCTTCCACTCTTGTGGACGCCGACGCCCTTGCTCGTCATCGGCACCGGGCCCTTGACGACGCCGACTCCGATCCGCGCGGCATCGTGGATGACCTTGCGCATCTCGGGCCGATACCGGCATTCGAGCAGCCAGCGATAGACCCGATCCTCGGCCGCCTTCGCCTTCTTGCGCAGTTGCTCGAGCTTTTCGGTCGCGAGGTCGGCAACCGTGAGCGGCACCTGCGGCGCCTGCGGTGTGGTGCCGGACGCTCCCGGAGTGGGCGGGGGCGACGGAGTGGGCTGCGCCGGCGCGGCCACGGCTTCGCCGGGCTTTGCGGCGCGGGTCAGCGGCACGTTGCCCATGCCGTCGTGCACGACCTGGCTCTTGTCGTCCAGTGCCTCCAGAAGCTCGGGATCGGGCAGCGCGTCGAACGAGAATGACTTGTCGTCCGGCGGCAGCAGGATCTCGCTGAGCTTGGCATCGGCAGCGTCGACATAACGCGCGGTGAGGCCCACGAAGGCGGTCGACCGGTTCTCGGTGTTGGGAACGCGCGCGCCGGTCTGGACCGGGCCGTCCATGCTCATCGGCTTGGACCACCGGGCGCCGGTGAATTCGGCACGGTTCGCCTCGTCGACGCCGAGGTAGGCCTCCTCGCACTGCTTCCAGATCTCCTCGATGCCCGAACTCTGCCGTGCGGCCTTGGCCTCGGCGCGACGCGCGGCGATCACCGACCCGATCTCGCTCAATACGGCATCGAGGTCGACGACGTGCGGCTCGATCACCTCGCGGACCTCGTCCGGCAGGTCATCCAGCGAGAGCGGCTTCTTGGCCATCGTCAGGCCTCGATCACCAGGTCGCCGAGGGCGATCAGCTGCTGGACCGACAGCGGCCCATCGGTGTTGTCGCCCATGTCGAGCTGCACCAGCGGCACCGGCTGGACCTCGACCTCGATCTCCTGGTCGGCGATCTCCTTCCACTTCGCGGCGAAGTCGTCAGCCTGCTCGATCGGCACGGCGTCGACGCCGGCCTCGTTCTTCCAGCCGTAGCTCTTGATCAGATCGTCACGGGCGGCGTTGGCCGTCTCGAACTCGGGCCGCAGCTTGGCGTGCAGGCGCGCCAGCCGGTATTTGCCCTTCTGAGGCATTGGCTTGCCGCTCGCCACGATCGACGCCAGCGCCATGAAGGCGTCGATCACCTGCTGAACCTTCAACTTCACAACAAGGCTCCTTCAGATCGGGCCGGGGCGTCTCACGACGCTCCAATCCGCCTTGCCCAAGGGCGTTTAGAGGGGGCTCTTCATTATCGTTCTCAGGCCAATAGACCCATCGACGGCTCGGGGTTGCTGAACGCAGCCGTCACCGGCGCGGCGGGTTCCTCGTTCTCGTTGGTGATTCGGTCCACGATGTTGGCCAGGCCGCGCCAGGCGTCGGCACCATGGCTGTACTCGTCATGCACCGGGGTAGACGGCTCGCCCGTCGTCGACGGCACGTTGCGGCGGTAGCGCTTCAGGCACTCGATCAGACGCGCACCGCCGAGATGGCCGGTCGGCCGCTTGCGTTCGGTGCTGTCGATGTAGACGCGGGGGAACAGCATGCGGGCGTTGCGGATGCCCTGCTCGACGTCGCTGCGGCCGATCACTCGAAGATTGCGCAGGCCGAGCTTGCGCAACACCTGCACGGTGCTCATCCCCGACTTCGGGTCCTTGTTCCGCGCATCGTGTGGCAGCCAGTGCGAACCCCAGCGGTAGCCGAGAGCGTCCATGTCGCGCTTGTAGTCGGCGTAGGTGAGGAAACTGTCCTCGATGTAGTTGATGACGTTTACGACGGACGGCAGCGGCTTCTGCACCATCAGGAGAACCATGCTGTCGTTCCAGCCGAGGTCCCAGATCGTGTGCACGGGCAACAGGGGATCGTATGGCACCGGTCGAACACGGCCATCGTCGATCATCTGCGCCATTTCCTTGGCGTAGATCGCGCCGGCAACGACGGTCTTGGGCTTGCCCTCCCAGATGTTGTCGTAGTCGTCGGGCTGGGTGCGCTGGCAGTCCAGGCGCTCCTGGTTGAGTACCGCCGGGAACCACGGATTGTCCTGCCAGTTCATCTTGACCACGATGGCGCCGGTCGGCTTGCGCTCGATGAACCGCTTGTAGGTCTCGTCGGTGTCCATGTCCGGGTTGAAGCTCACCCAGATCTCGGAGTTCTCGGCACGGATGGTCGGGATCAGGATGTCCCAAGACCGCTTGCTGACGGCCTGAGCCTCCTCGACCCACGCGACATCGACGCCCTCGTAGGACTTGATCGACTCGACGGTCTGTCCGCGCAGGCCGGCGAAGATGATCTCGGTGCCGTTGCGACCCCGGATCTCGGTTTCCAGCACCTCGTAGAACTTGCCGAGCCCCATGCTTTCGATCAGGTCGCCCAGCAGTTTGTGGACCGAGTCCTTGATCGACTTCTGGACCTCACGAGTGCACAGGATGCGCAGCTTCTGTGCGGCCCCGAGGGTCAGGAGCGCCCGGGCAAACGACTGCGACTTGGCCGCGCCACGACCGCCGTACGCCACCTTGTAGCGGTGCATCTCGAACAGGAAGCCGAGCTTGTGCGGGATCTGGCACTGGATCGCGCGGACAGGGCGGGCGATGGCGTTCATGCTCTGTCCTGATGCATGATCAAGCTGACGCGCCCGAAGGCGCCAGTCGCATGTTCTTTGCACGCCTCAATGGCCATCTCGGCGGTCGCGCCCGCAAAGAGCGCGCCGTAAGCGCAGAGCGCGCCGGCCCCAATCGCATAGTAGGGGGCGTCGTATTTTTCCTCCCCGTGGGCCGTGATCAGGCGAATCCGGCCCTGCCGAGGCACCGCAAGAGCGATGAATGAACTATCGCGCCCGTCCTGCCCTTCGCGCTGGGCGACGGGTTGGGCACCTACGCAACCGCCCTCTACCCAATCCAGAAAGGCAGTGCATTGAGCCGCATTGCCCGCAACCCCGTACAGCGTGCCGTCCGGTCCCTTTGCCAGCTTGCGCGCCCAGCCGTGTGCCGCATCGCCAGCCCAAGAACCACTGTCTGCAGCCATGAGGCCATCGCGATAGGCGATTACGGTCATTGCAGCCTGTCCAATCGCGCCACGCTCTCGCGCACCAGGCGGTCGACCGCATCCAACATCGCCGGTCCGTCCTCTGTGGTTTCGCAGGCCACGCCGGTGGGCTCCTTGCCCGGCCCGTTGCCGAGCGCGGCGACCAACTCGACGCTCTCGTCCGGCATCTTCATCACGAGGTAGCGGCCGCCGGCGGCGATGAACTGGCAGGCGAGCGCGTACATCTCCTCGCCGCGGTCGACCGTCGCCAGCCGCGTGGTGCCGTTCGGAAAGCTGCGGATGAAGGGAATCGCAGTGGTGGGTGCCAGAGCCGGCGCGCGCGGCACGATCAGGCGCTGGCGCTCGGCGCGGCGGATGGAGCGGTTGCGGCTCATGCCAGCGCTCCCTCCGGCCACGCCACACCATAGCGATGCCGCCAGTCCGCGCGGCAGGCCGAGCAGCGAGCCGGACCGCCACAGTCGACAGGCTGCTTGTCGGCGCCGGCGCTGTGCAGCGCACCCCTCTTGCCATCGGCTCGCTCGTAGACGTAGCCGTGGCCAAGGTTCGCGGCCTTGATGCGGTCGACTTCGGCTGCGTGTGCCTGATCCGTCGTCATCGCAACCACCACCATGCGGCATAGCCGAAGCCACCGACGATACCCGCTGAAATGGCCGTGCATGCAATCGTTGCGATGATCGCAAAGACGAACGACCACGCAGTGTCGACGATCGTGTCGAGGACTCGGCTTCTCATGCCGCCACCTGCTTGGGCTGGACCAGCACGACCTCGACCCGCAGATTCTCCTGCTGCTGCGCGTTGTCCTTCTCGAACATGCCGAGATGGCGCATGGCCTTGTCGAGGGCCGAGTTCTTGTCCCAGAACTTCAGCTTCTTCGTGTAGCCGACCTGCTCGCGGTCCTGGCCGCGCCCCTGGAATTCCTCCACATGCTCAATACTGGCGACCGCTGCCGCCGCATCGTCCTCGAGCTCGTGCACCGGGATCAGCGAGCCGTCCTCGCGGTAAACACTCTTGGGGTTGAAGAACGCCAGTCGGGCAAGCTCCTCGCTCACGCGTTCGGCGTTGAGCTGGTGCTTGCGGATCAGCGGCAGCTTGAGGGCGTTGATGCGTGCCTGGATGTGCGGCCGGCGCTCAAGCCTGCTCGCCTCCGTCTTGATCGTGGCCAGTTTCGCCTTGGTGCCCGGATGCGCTTTGCGCCAAGCCGCCTCCTGCGTCGTGCCCGGAATGGCGCGGGCGGCGCAGTACGCCTCCTCGGCGTCGGTCAGATGGATGCGCTCCTCGGTCACTTCTTGCCCTTGCGGTTGATCAGGCCAGGATACTTCTCGGCCACCTTGCGGCGCACCTCCGGCGCTACCGCCTTGCCCGACGAACGGGCCAGCGCGTTCTGGGCGTGGCTGCGATTGGGGATGGGGTACGACCGGCCCGGGCCAGCGAAGTCCTTGCTCGGCAGGGCGTTGCGGCGCTTCGCGTTCAGCTTAGCCATTCGTTCTCTCCACCCGCTGGCGACACAACGAGCCATGTCGGCCAAAATCGCTCGTCAGACCCAAAGCCCATTCGCCACCACGGCTTCTTGCCCGGAAGGCGCCGCACGACATCGCCTCTCTGGATGGCCTCCACAGCCTTCGTCGCGTATCTGCGAGGGGTAGGGTTGATCTCGCGCAAAGCTAGCGCCCCCGCTTCTTGCCCGGCTTGGCCTTGGTCGGCTTCGGCTTGCCGGCGGTCTTGCCGATCCGCGGTGTCGCGGTGCCGTAGGACTGCATCACTCGGCCTTCAGCTCGGGATCGTCGATCACATGCACGCGCTCCAACAGATGGACGCTCTCGCGCTCGAAGAACTCCTCGACGCAGAGCGGGCAGAAGAGCTTGTGCGAATGCGGCAGCGTGATCGGGTTCGTGATCTCGCCGTGGCGCGGGCACATCAGCTTGTGCGGGCCGCCCGGTGCCGGAGCGGGAGGCGCCGGCGGGTCGAGCGCGTCGGCGCTGTCAACCGCGCTCTTGGCCTTCTCAACGCCGGCCAACACAGCAGGGCCGACGCTTTCGGCCGCCGTTGTCACGCTGTTCTCGATATCGCTCATGTCGTTCTCCGTGGCTTCAAAGGCCGGTGCGCGACCTGGCACGCGCGAACGGCAGGGATCAGTACTTCGGGGCCATCCCGGGCACGGATGCCGGCGCCGAGCCTTCGTCGCCGCCGAAGCCGTCATCGAGCTGGTCCTGCGCGGACTTGCCCTCGGTCTTTTCCTCGGCGTCGCGCACGATCTCGAGCACGCCGCGCATCAGCTCGCCGACGGAGTCGAAGTCCTCGTGGTTGGGCTCTTCCTCGCCGCCCTCGCCTTCGCCCTCTCCGGCCGCCGGCTCTTCGCCTTCGCCGCCTTCCCGGCCCTCGTCGTCATCCTCGTCGCCTTGGATGAGCCGGTACTTGCCATCAGGCAGCAGCATGATGGTGGCGATCACCTCCCCATCGTCGCCGCCTTCATCATCGCCGGTGTCCTGGTCGGCGGTGTCGGTCTGATCGGTCGACCCAGCGCTGTTATCATCGGCGGGCGGGGCAGCGGCTGCAGCGGCGGCAGGGGCACGGGCCATGTCGAACTCCCAATGGGGATGGAGTTGGGTTCGACATGGCCGCTTAAGGAAGTGTGTGACGGAATGTCAAGATGTTGCGGATCGGATGCGTGCCCGCCGCAAGTTCAAGCGAGCGATCATTGCCTTGGCCGCGCGGGAGATGCCGGGCTCGATGCCGTGCTCGCGCCGCTTGCTGCGGATGACGCCAGGATCGCGATCCATGTCCTCACCGATCTGCGCGTCGGTCATCCCCGCGGCGACCAGGCGGCGCAGCGCGGCGGTGTCATCGCCGGTCCAGAGACGTTTGGGCTGCATCAGTCAGGTCCTCGTTGGGTAGAGGGTTGGGGATCAGCTATCCGCGGATGGAGTCGTGGCGATCAGGAAGCCAAGGGGTACCGTTCACTCGAAATCCTCCGGGTTGCCACCCAGCATGCGGATGATGCGGCTTCGCACGCTGCGGGCCTTCTCGTTCGCTTCCTTGTCGCGGTCGATCTGTATCTGGATACGGCGGACAACCGACATGGAGTTGAGGACGGAGAGATCAGGATCGAGGCCGCCCAGCGCATTGCGGCGCGTATACCGGACATTGGCCGCTTCCTCGTCAGGGCGCATGTCGATACGGAGGCGCTGGTAGACCCTCTCACGAAGGGCGTATTGGGCTGTTTCTGCCGCTGTGGCCGCTACTCCACCGACCGACCCCATGCCGAATGTTGGTGGAGGATACATAGACGCCGTGTTTGGGACGTTGATCGTCCCCTTCAATGCAAGCGGAACGCCCATGGTGGCGCGGGCGAAGAGGCGGCGGCCGATAGTCTTCATGCTGTCTCCAGTTCATCGGGAAAGCACCGCATGGTCTTCGCATCTCCGTTCGTGATGTAGCGCACGACGTAGACCCAACCTTCCTCGGCGGTCTTGATGATCTCGACCACCCGGCCGTGGATGCGCTCCAATGGGATGATCCGGACGTGCGCGGCGATGTCGTGCGCGGGCTTCATGCCGTCGCCTTTGGCGCGGCGGCAAGGAACTTGATGCGATAGCGCCGGCCACGCGCGTTGTGTTCCTGATCGCAGTAGCGTCGAAACGCGCCCTCGTGCAGTTCTCCGGGAAGCATCTCGATGCTGTGCCCGATGGTGCCGCCCTTCCAAGAGCCTTTCTCGGGGCCAACTTCATCCGAGAACTCAAGGTCAAGGCTGCGGCTGATCTTCGGCCGCCGGAACCATGACAACCACTTGAACCAACCCTCGCCGAAGTGCCACTCGCGTTCTTCGATGCGTGTGGTTGCCGTCAGCCGCTGGCCGTCGAAGTCCTCAAATGCGAAGACGGCACGCGGGCAGCGCTCTTTGGCGTCACGGTAGGCATCCCATCCACCATCCTTGGGATCGGTCCAGAAGTGATCGCCCGCGAGGTCGTAGAGCGAATGTCGAACATGCCGCCATTGGCGCCACGGCAGGAAACAACCCCAGCGCTGCTCCGTGCTGCTGTCGTGGGTCTCGCGCCCGTAGTAGACCGAAAGATGCCCGTCGCTGACGCTGAGACCGAATTGGCGCGGATAGACGTTCCAATACCAATCGCGGCCAATGCGAGCGACGGTCTCCGCGTCCCAATGGGCGCGCTTCTTCTCGCGCCACGGCTGGACGATGCCGGGCAGCGTCACGATGATGGTTGCTTTCCACAGCGACAGGCGCAGCGAACAACGGCCGCCGTCGCCACCTTCCTCGCCGCGCGACCGAAGCACGACGGCCCAATGCGGGTAGCTGTCGCTATACGACCAGGTGAACGGCCCGAAGTACCGATCATGGTCGCCCCATCGACGTGCGATTGTGTTGCTCATTGTGAAAGACTTCCTTTTGTTTCCCGTGAAACTGCAAGTCCGCGTGGAACGTATTTCTCCACGATGGCGTGCAGGCGTCGCGTGCGGGGCAGCCGCCTCCACTCGATTCTCCTGTGCTCGCTCTCGATCAGCGCCCGGGACAAGTCGGGCAGCCGCTCCAGATCCTCTCGCAGGAACACGGTGACACCGGCCCGGCGGGCGCGATCGACGAGGCGGTGTAGATCGGCCGGCAGTGTCGCAGCCTCGCCGACGACGCGCTCCAGCGAGCCCCGGATGCGCACCTCGTGCTCGCGGTAGCGGTAGCGGTGGCTCATCGCCGCCCTCCGGTCCCAGCGTGAGGCGGTTGCCCCGGCGATGTAACAGGGCCGCGCGGCTGGTGGCCGCCGCGCCGCTCGCTTCGGCCTTCCCTGACCGCCCTCAGAACCGCTGCGGTGCAGATCAGGACGACCGACATAACACCGCCTCCAGCGCGATCGACATCGGTCATGCCGGGCCAAAGCGAGGACGTCGCCGCACACGAGATGCCCATCACGCGATAGAACCATTCGTCGCCCGCGCTCATGTCGTTGACCCTCCGCTATTTGCAGTTCTCAGGTTCGGGTCAGGCCCTGCGCACATGGCCGTATCGCCCTGTTTCACGGGTGACATCTCAGTCGAAAATCGCGCACGGCGTTGATCCCGCAAGCGATCGACCAACTTGCGGACTTCGACGCGGTCCAGCTGGGTCATCTTGGACACCTGCCCTTCGCTCAAGGCGCCCTCGGCATGCAGCCGGACCAGGGCCATCTCCATCACCTGACAGCGGGGGCAGCGCCGGCCGGTGAGGTAGCAGCCGCTGTGGCCCCGGCGCCCGTACCGCTTCCGGCGGGTCTTCCACGCCTTGCGGCGGACCTCGGACAGATCAGCGCCCATAGGCCTGCTCCTGCGAGGCGTAGCGCTCCGCGATGGCGCGAAGCCGGGCCTGCTCCTCCCTCTGCTGTCGCCTCCACTCCCGCATGTAGCTGGCATGGCAGGCCGGGCAGTAGCGGTGGCCGGGCTTCCGGGACTCGGGGTGCGTGCAGCGGGTCATGCGCTCTTGTCCGGATGGCGATAAATCTTGCCCGCCGCGACTAGGGCCATGACTTCTGTGTCGGCCTCGTGTGCCGTCTTCCAGCGCGCGAGGGCGTCCTGCCAGCGTTTATCGTCCTTCGCGTTGCCGGGCTTGCCAGCATGGCACGCCCGCAGGCCGCTATAACCCACCTTCACGCGTCGGACTTCATATCGGCCTTTGGTCAGGATTGCCTCACACAGCGCTCCATAGGAGCCGTATTTAGCGCGCCGGATGCGCTCGGCATCGGCAATGATTTCGTCCAGCGTCGTGCCCACAAGCGGCGAGAACCACTGGCCATCATGCATGTACCAGAACGACACGCTGTCCGGTGTCGGCTCATAGTCGTCAAGCTTGGCGCGCAACCGTTCAATCTCGTCGGCAGCGTCTCGCCGGTCTCGACAAATACGATTGAGCGACGGAAGAGGCTCTTCGCGCAGGCGATCCACAATATCTTGCTGCATAGCTACATCCCTCCCCTCTGAGAGCACTGGCCGAGCCAGTCCCGCGATAGAGGCGCTGGGCATGGGTCCGAGCAGCTCGTCAGCAGGCTCACGAGCAGCGCGAGAATCAGCCATCGCGTCATGGTCTACGCCCCTCCAGATCGGAGAACCGGGTCAGCCGCGCAGCCTTCGTGCGCGAGACATAGACGCCTTCGGCCCAGAGCCTTCGCCTGACCTCGCTCTGCGTCGCGCAGATCGCGTCGTAGCGCTCAGGATCGAACAGCTTGGTCCGGCGGTGGCCGATGCGCAGCGCCAGGCGATGCTCCTTCGAAAGCGGCTTTCCCTGACGGGCAGCGGATATGCGCTCCTTGGTCTGATCGGAGCGACGAATCCCCTTCAGCTTTGCGGAAATAGCAGCCTTGGTCTCGGCTGTATGGCGGCCTCGGAAGGGCATCAAGCGGCCTCCTTCTGCGCGAGGGACTTGGCGGTGTCTTTCGACCACCATTCCGGCGTGATCTGCAGACCCCACTCGGCGGCGATTTCGGTGAGCTGTTGCCAGTGCTGCTCGGCGTTCGATGGCGGCCGGCCATGCCGCTTCACGCGTTCCGTGCTGATCGCCCGCTGGAAGCAGGTGTTGATCTCGGCCTGGCTCAGCACGAGACGCTGCACGCGGTCATCCAACGCCCTGATGCGCGCTTGGTCGAAGGCCTCTAGCCAGCACGCGGCATAGAGTTGCGGGGCGCGCTGGGCCTTGATCTTGGCTCCCTGTCCGTCTTCCCAACCCGATAGCAGGGATCGAGATCGGTCATGCCGTGCCTGCAGCTTCTCGCGAATCGGCGGCCCGCCGCCACTCTCATCGGCCTTCGGAAGGCTCGGCAAATGAATCTCGACGTCGAGCGGGATCGGGAACGGCTGTCGGCTACTCGGCCTGAAGCTCGCTACCGTTTCGGTGAAGGCCTTCGCCAAGTGCGGTCCCTCACGATGCCCGAAGCGGGCGCGGAACACCGGCTTGAAGGTCGCCATGGCCTCGCCCGTGGCACCGGGATAGGCGGCGATGATGCGGTCAATCAGCTCGGCGACGGTCATGCGTCCCTCACGGCTTCTCGGGCTTCCCGAATGCGGCGTTGGTCGAAGGATTCGCCGGTCTTGGCCGCACCGTTCGGCGCGGCATGCGACTGAACCATGAAGCCCATCCAGGTGGCTTCGAAATCGTGGCTCGTGATCGCTCTGGACTTGCACCACGACCGGAAGGCGATCATGCGCTGGTCGTAATAGGCTCCCACGAGGTCGGGCCTGCCGAGGCGAAGGCGTTGAAGCGCATCGTCCTTCGGCTCCCAATCGCTTGGGATCGGCGCTGACCAGCCTGTGTGTGTCGCGCGCGCCTGCGCGCTGTCAGCCACAGACGAGGTAGGAGTTATAGACGGTGACTGTGAAGGTCTCTCTGAAGGTCTGACGCCGCGTTGACCGTCCGTCGAAGCGCCCGTTGAACGAGCGTTGCGTTCTCGTTGGCGCTTGGCTGCGCTTTCGATGCCAGCGGCGCGACGCTGCTCGGTCAACCGCTGCGCCTTCTGCCACTCCACCGTTACCCGCTTGTGCGTCCAACGGTCGTCGGTGGTCTGAAAGAACGCAGCATAGATCGACCGTTCGGCCTTCCACTCCTTCGCCGTGCACTTCGCGATCTGGGCGAGTAGACCGTCGTCGTTCGGCAGCCATCCGGCATTCTTGAACGCCGCCATAATCAACAGCAGGTAGCTGCCGTGATGCTGGCGGGCGAGATGCATCGTATCGGCCAGGTACACGCCGATATAGAGCGCCATCCAGACGTCTGACTTCTGATCGACCATCAGTGCTTCACCGACTTCGGGTTGACGGCATGATCGAGATATTTGCGCAGCGTCTTGGCGACGAGCTTCTTCGCCAGATCGCGGAACGGCACGAACGCCTCGCGCTGATCGTCTCGGTCCGCATCCGGCGGCACCGGTGGTGGTGGCAACTGCTCGGCCATTTACGCGGCCCTTTCTGACATCTGGACGTCGACGAGCATCGGGGCGTCGCTGTGGATGCGCTTGCGCGCCTGCTCGCCGTAGTCGGGTTGAGTTCGATCAGGACTGCGTCATGACCCATCCGATCGGCGACCAAGCCGACGGTGCCTGCGCCCCCGAAGGAACCGGGCGAGGTCGCCGAAGCGGATACCGTCTTCCTGTCGTGCCGAAATTGGAATGGTGAGCCCGTCGATATCGACGTGGGGCTGGTTCTTGAGACGCCGCATGCCGTCGTAGTGACGATTGCGCATCAGCGTGAAGATCCATGCCGCGAAGTTGGTGTCGGGCTTGTACTGGTCCGCCTTCTCGACCGCGCGCACGAAAGCGTCCTGCAGGAGGTCTTCTGCCCGGTCTCGATCTCTGGTGAGCGAGAGGGCGTAGACCCGGAGGCGATCTCGCACCTCGAGGAACTGCTCGGTCACGTGATCGCGGGCGGTCTCGATGGTCATGCCGACCTCGCCGCTTCAGCCGCGCTCGCCATGCGCTCCAGGTAGTCGGGGTCCGTTGATGTTGGAATCTGCGAGCGAAAGTGGCGCGCGTCCTCGTTGTCACCCCATGGCGTGAATTCGGCTGAGCCGACGCGGGGCACGCTGGCATCGATCGTGTGGGCGTTGCTCCAGATTTCAATCTGGGTGCCGGTGGCGCGTTCCGAGAACTGCAGGCGCAACTCGACGACGTTGCGGTCGTCGGACATGCGCCCAGCCTTCACCAGAACGTCCAGTGTGGGCTTCGCCAGATTGTCGAGATCGGCGCCGGTTTGCTCGCGCGTGAACTTCAGGCGAATGCGTACGCGACCGGGCACATGCCATGGGGCCTGCCGGCGAAGCTGCAGCAATGCTTGCGTCTGCCACTGCTTGTAGAGCTTCGTTGCGAAGCGCGTCTTGTCGCCGTTTGCGAACAGATTGTTGACCGACAGCGGTGGCATCGAAAGAAACAGACTGCCGTAGCGCACGGCTGGTCCGTCCAGCGGCGTCAGCACCACTCGATGACCCGAACGCCGCTTCGGCAGCGCGTTGTATTGCGCAGCAGTCATGGTCTCGGTCACTGCGCCGCCTTCCAAGCATCCATCGCCTTCGCCCGCATCAGCACGGCTGTACGCAGAAGCGCCCGCTTGTTGCCGTGCGTCGCCTTCTGCAGACGGTCCACGGCGATCTCGGCCTCGTGCTCGGCTGCACGCGCAAGCGCACGGCGCTGACGCAAGGTCTGGCGATTGCGCTTCATGCAGACCTCCGCAGGCACAGCGGCTGCTCGCCGACCTCGTCCCACAATTGCGCTGCGGTCTTGAATGCTTCAGCAGGCAGCGGCTCTCGCGGGGAAATGGACAAGCTCAATGCTTTGATCTTGTCCGTGAAGTCGGTCGCCGGCGCCGAGGTGGCCGGCTGGTCGCCCATTTCCGGAGCTAAGTCCTTGGCGCAATTGGCTTCGGGGGTGACCGGTTCGGCGGCGCGCTGGTCACCCGTGTATGCAGTGGCATCTACATGCGGCCGCTCGTATGCAGCGCCGTTGACAGCAGGATCGGTCGCCGGAGGAGCGGAACCCGCCACCTCCGGCTCCGCAGCTAAAGCAGGTCCCGCAGGCGCATGCAGATCGCGTCCAGCCGCGACAGGTCCGCACTCGTCGTTTCCGCCATCCACCGCAGGCACGGGAGCGTGCCCGGCGACGGCTCGGGAGGCGTCGGTGCTTCGGTTGACGCCGGTTGCGGGCGCGGGTCGAAGTGGTCCAGCCGCGCCTCGATCAGCTCCATCATCGCGCGCAGGCGGCTCCGGTTCTCGCCCAGCAGCGCCGAAAGCGATTCCATCTCGGTCGTTTTGCGCACTTCGGCGTCTCGCGGCTCGTTGATCACTGCAGAATACCTCTGCGCCTGACCTGCCACTGCTCCGTCCATCATCTTCTCCTTGTGTTGCGGGAGGGTTCGCCCGAATGTTCGGGCTGAAACCGGCACCTGCGGTTGAACTCAACTCTTGAACTTCATTCTTGAAGGGCTCTTGCGGGCCGGGCGCTACGACGGCTGAAGGCGAGGTCGCGAGCGCTCCCGGCTTGGTGTCCGGCCCTGTAAGCTCGCCACCGCAAGATTCTGGAATAGGTGCCGGGGCATCCACGCCCCCGGCTGCGCCAGCCAGGTCCGTCGATGTGAGCGGCCCCTGCGGGCTCTCCGCGTCGCTGGCCTTGGCTGCGGGGGATTCGATGACCACGCCATCGGCATCGTGCGCCGGCAGTGCGGCGGCCTCAGGCGGGGTGTCCGCGGACATTTCGCGGACAGACAATTCTTTGTAAACGCTGGACTTTCCGATCTTGTAGATTTTCGCCGCTTGCCTCGCGGACATTTCACCGGACTCGACGGCGTGGACGGCCAGCCCCAGCGCATGCAGGTAGAGCGAGCGCTTCTCGTCACGCGCATTGCGCTCGGCTTCGTCCTTCAACGCCTCGCC